ACATACCAAGTCTTACACACCAGTGCACCTGCTGATTGTAACAAAGTATTAAGTGAAGCATGACTATGCCTGACAGGTATAACACGTCCATCTAATCCTTTGACCCAACCTCTTTCAGCTGCAGCTTCTGATACTGCATCCTTGAGATACTTGAGTGCAGGTAGTTTCTTCAAGAACTTCTTCTTAATAGCTCTACCTTCTTTAGCTCCCTTACCTATTATCTTACCTGTCTTCTCATCACCTGACCCATATAAGAATCCGTAGATAAAAGTCTTGGCATTGTTTCTAGTAGGTAGACCTGCTGCTTCTTGATTGATAGTGTGTATGTCACCGTTGACTACAGTGTTAGCATAAGAGCCATCATCATAAGCAGCCATGTAGTGAGCAAGACACCGTAGCTCAAGACCACTGGCATCAGCACCAAGAAGACTATACCCTATAGGAGCATGGAATAATGACCTGCATTCTTTACCATAAGGTGCACCTACACTAGGAACTTGGGCAACGTTGGGGTTGGAATGGGTACAACGAGAAGTAACAGCACCCATATGATTAACACGTCCATGCATTCTGCCATTCTTTTCTAGTTTTAACCAAGCCTGATTACCTGTAGCTAACTGACCTAACCTTTTATTAAGTAGTAGGTACTCGTTTAACATAGCAGCCTCTGGCATATCAATACCTGATAGTATAGACTCATCTACTTTAGGGTCACCACCATCAGTGAAGGCTTCAGGTTTCCAACCTCTCTTCATAAGTCTGTCTGCTATCTGCATACGAGAAGCAGGGTTGAATGGTATAGTCTTTGTCTTAGTCTTTAACTCTACGATAGTAGGCTCAAAGGTTTCAACTAATTCATTCTCAATCTCTGACTTACGTGCAGATAGTTTGTACCATAGTTCCTTACCTGCCTCAACATCAAAAGGAAAACCATACTCCTGTTGCTGTAGTAGTAGAGTATGTATCTCAGTCTCTAAGTCTAATGCCTGTTGACTAAAATTTTTCTCCATAATTTTATGATAAAGTTTGGCTGTGACTTGCGTGTCTTGTACACAGTACTGTAACATCTCCTTTGAGAAAGCTGCAAAGCTCTCACTGCCCACATTGAACTCACCTTTTAGTTCTCCTAATCTGTATCCCCATGCCTTAAGGCTATGACTACCCATAAGCTTTTGAGGAAAGTTATTCTTCTTACTCAGTGCAATGTCTATCTCTCTTACATCACACCATATAGTTCTTGAGTATACTAATGTATCTATTACCTTACCTGTATAATCAAAGTCATACAACTTCTTCAACACTCTTAAGTCATAGTCAATTATGTTATGACCTATGAGTGTGTCTGCTTTAGATAAGAACACAAGCCCTTGTTCTATTTCGTGGGGTTCAAAGGTGTATACCTTTTCTGTATCCTTATCTCTACCTACTATGCACCATACACTAGTGACATCATCTAGTAAGTTATCTGCTTCTATATCAAATATTAAATCCATATCTTCTCCTTGTGTCTCAGCACTAATTAAAATTCTACTTCATCTTCATCAGGGAATTGTACCTCATTCATTCTACCTGTCTCTGTGTTATATTCTAGTGAACAACTCAAGCCTGTCTCACCAGACCATCTGTTCTTAAGTACTCTAACCTGACTCACGTTAGGTTTGTCTTTGTCTTGTTGGTTACGTTCTAATCCTATCACCATATCAGACAGCTGACCTATTGCAGCACTACCTCTAAGCTGTGACATAGAAGTCTGTGCTCCATCCTCATGTCCCCTGTCACCTGAAGGTCTCTTAAGATGTGACACTAATATCAAACCACAGTTTAGTTCTTCTACTAATGAACGTAATTTAGTCATGGTGTTATCAATGATACGTCTCTCATCTCCACCTTCTAAACCAGAGACAACAATACTAATGTGATCAAGTATAACATAATCAACTTGACAACCTCTGACTAGATACCTGATCTTAGATAGTAAGTTCTCAGAATCAGTAGAACCCCAGTGATCATACATGTATACCCTACCAGACCCAACTGTATTAATGAAGGCATGTCTTAGTTCTTCCACTGGTACATCATTTGATTGTAGATGTATTGGTTTGTTTAACTCAATAGACATCAGACCAAGTGAGGTACGTTTAACATTCTCTTCCAATGCTATGTAACCTATAGTCTGTCCTTGCATAATGAAGGAGTGTGCAAACTCTCTAGCTAGTTGTGACTTACCTATGCCACTACCTGCAGTGAGTGTTACAATCTCACCCTTACGACAACCACCTGTCTTATCTTGTATACCTACATAAGGATATGATACAGATTGTTTATCATCTTCAGCATTGATTAATTCCCAGACATCTATACCTGCTACAATACCATCAGGTCTGTAGGTCTTAGCTGCCCACACTGCATCAATAAGTTCAGCCTGTCTATCTGCTTGAAGCATGTCACTTGCATCCTTCAGTGGTAGCTTGGCTATCTTAGCTTTACTAGGTGGTAGTATACTGGCTACTTCCTTTGCAGCTTGTTGTCCACGTTCATCATTATCAAACATAATAACAATAGACTCATAGTTACACAACCACTCAAGAGATTTGGATACAGCTTTCTTAGCTGAGTCTACACCTAACGGAACACTGACAACTGACCACTTGTTGTCAAAGACTTGACTAACTGATAAGGCATCTATCTCTCCTTCAACAATGGTAATCATCTTACCACTATCACGACAGAGATGTTCACCATACAAACCTATCTTCTTCATGTTACCTAAAGCAAGGAAGTCTTTGTTAGGAAACCTAACCTTCTGTGCTTGGAGTGTGCCCTGTCTATCATAGTAGTTGGCAACTTGTACCTTCTTACCTTTGTAAATAGACACACCATACTGCCAGTGTTTTGCTGTCTTCTCAGTTATCTTCCTTGTGTTGAATGCCTGTACCTCAATAGGTAGGAAGGCAAAGTTACTCTTCTGTGTAGTCACTGCTATCACTCCTTCATTATCTTGTGCTATTGTTGATACTTGACAAGAGAAACAGTAGTGATGACCATCAGTATATAAAGCATTGGCATCACTACTGCCACAGTGAGGACACTCTTCGTGTCTTACAAACTCACTATCATCAGGCATCTCCCATTGACTCCTTTATATACTTTGACATGTAATCCAAACCTTCAATAATTTTTTTCAGTTTTTCGTCATCATATTTTTCAGGGTCACCTACTATGTCAATAGCCATATCATCATAATGTGCTGTGTGTTCTATCTCATCTGAGTCTAACCACACTGATACACTCAAGCCCTTCTCATTGAACTCAGCTTGTAAATCTACAGTTGACTTAAGTGTTTCTATTATATCTATAGCACTCATAACCACTCCTTTGGTATTGTTTCTTCTGCCCATATAAAACCATTACGGTCTGCCCATTCTTGACAGGTCATCTTAGAACCATCCTTCCTTTTCTTAGCTCCTTGTATAGTGGAGCTTGCCTTTTGAAATACAAATCGTATATCTAAGTCAGGGTACTGTGCCTTAACAGCCTTCATCTTACGTTGACTGTCTTGTCTGAAGTATCCTTTAAGCTCCACTATCATCTTGCCTATCTTTAGGTCAGGAACATAGTGACGTTCCACAAAGTATGCCAACTTCTCTGGCTCATACACATGTGGAATGTCACGTGCTACTAGGTCTGAGATAACCCTTGCCTCAAAAGTCCCCTTCGTCACTAGCTTTACCTTCTGTATCTGCATCATCAAAGACAGCAGAGTTATCTTTCTCTATTGCTTTGGCTACAAATCCTTCTTCCTCATCAAAGATAGAGTTAGCAGTACCATGCTCAACCAAGTCAATAACTTGTACAGCCTTGAGTCTAAGTGACACACCTACAGTCTTACTGCTTGGCATGTAGTAGGTAACAGGTTCAACAGCTATCTTAATAACTGAACCATTACCTATCAGCTGTCCACCTGTCATTGGATTACGTTTAGCATCCACAACATTAACCTTTTGCTTGTAGGTCTGACCGTTCTTAGCTCTGATCTTAGCCTTGAGTTTACTCTTGAACACTACGTTACCTGTTGCATTACCATCTTGATCCATCTCTGGCTCAGTGATTGCACGTTTGGACAGGGTTGCCTTTGCTTGTGGCTTCTCCTTGACAACCTTGTTGTACTCCTCATCAATGAGTGCTTCAAGTTGTTCACAAACTTGGGCAGCATCTGCTTCAGGCATTACTACCTGTGTAGAATACTCCCCATCTTCGTTGAACCTTGTATCTGGTTCAAACACTTTTGCCCATAGGGACTTACCTTTTATTACTAGCATATAATTCTCCTTATTGCTATGTGTTTTGCCAACTGGCTAGGATGTAACTTTAGAAATCAGGCAAAGAAATAATCTGATTTCAATACGTTACGGATATCTAGGTTGCCCATACTTGGAGGCAGAGGTACATCCTCAGTACCTAGAGTCTTGATTGCATGTGTCCTTAGTTCATCAAGAACATCATGCTCTTCATACATACTAACAAACTCTTCACGTAAGATATTAGATAGCTGTGGCATCATGCTACTGTGTGTACCGTAGCTGTCGTGAACCATAGCAAAGTCTACTATCCCTACTTGAGTAGCCTTGTTAATAGTACGTGTCATAGCAGAGGCATCTAAACTATGGATGAAGTTAGGACTACTACCCAACCCTGTCCTCTGCTTATTGATCGTGTCTTCCTTATCTTTAGGAAAGGATAGAGATACTACATCACCGTTGATGTGTGTCTTGATTCTCTTCTGCTGTACCTCACTGTACTGTTGCATAACTACCCAACCTGTAGGTGTTACCCATTCCATGTGCCTGTTCATGCCAGAGTATACATCTCCTACACTCTTAACATAGTCCATCACCTTACGTGCTGATACAATCACACCACTAATGCTATCCCATATATGTCCTGCAAGGTAGTGTGTCACAGTGAACAAGTCATCCCCAAATATATTAGGTGCACCTTCCTTGATCTTATCTTTGATAGCATCTTCTATGTAGGTACGACAAGCATGCTTAGTACCAGAGTAAGGCACAATCATAACAGGTCTCTTAGCTAACTTCCTATCAATACCAAACTCTAAACACTTCCTACCTATCTCTGTATCCTCTGCTTGGATACGTTGTATAGCTTGGTTAGCTACCTGTGTATAGATGTCTTGAGGTAGATCAGAAGGTACTAGGTTAGTAGCTCTACCTCCTACCTCATCTCTTAGTATGGCAGACAGATGTTGCAATCCATTACAGCTACCATCAGCAGAGACAGGTAGCCTAGTGTGATAACCCCAACCCTGTTTAGCTAGGGCTGACATCTCATAGCACCAAGCTAGAAACTGAAAGGGTTTGTCTGCATCAAGCCATGCCTGATTGTCATAAGGATTATCTACTATCCTATGTGTCTCATCTACATAGTCCCATGCCCAAGCCTCACGTTTGTCTAACGTTATCTTGTCGTTACCATATAGGTTTGCACCATGTATACACAACCACCTTGCATCATCCCAGTTATTGATAGGCATAGAGTAACCAAATTCTAGTAGGCTCTTGCTCCAATCAGCTGACTGTGGTGACAGGAAGGTACTGCTTGCATACTTACGTGACCTGAAATCATTCTGCCACACGTAGTAGAACCTATCATACTTAGCAAACTGTTCTGCTATCTGGAGTGTGCGTTCAACTTGGATACGTTTACTCACACTACGATTATTGTTAGAGTAAATCTCAGCACGTTTACGTGACCAGATTCTAAACGTAGCTTTCTCTTCCTCGTTCATCTCACTTGGTTCTTTACTGAAGTGATAGTTAGGTAGAGGTATGTCTTCCCTTGCAGGTAGCTTGCCCACCTCTTGTCCATTGTCCCACATGTGACGTATAACCTTGAGGATATTCTGATTAACTCTCCACTCTGTATGCTGTAATGCATTGAGACATGCATACTCAGCTGTTAAGTCTTGTTGAGCTAGTCTCTTTAAGTGTACATTTAAACTCATTACTTTCTCCTCACTATAGGTAGTTCATCTATCTGGTGTCCATGATATCCACCCCCTTTGATTGATGTCCAATCTTTAGGTGGTATAATACATGGTAGGTATCGTGGACGTGAGCCTTCCATATACTCATTGAATGCTGCAATCCATTCAAGTGTATCTTGGGTTGGTACAACATAGGTTGCACGTCTCTTACGTTCAGTCTGTTGTGTATCTAACTTGATGACACCTGTACTTTGTATGATAAGGTCAACTAACTTAAACCCTACATGTACACGTTCAGACTTGAGCCACTCAGTATTCTTGTAGCCATCCTTGTTCATCTTGTTAGTCAGACCAAACCTTCTAGCTCCATATGCTTTCTTCATAGCAAGCTTGATAGTATTAGTAGCTGTCTCTCCTTCACTGTGTATCCACTTGTCTAACCTATCTTGTATCTCTAGGTTTGAGCCTATGGTTCTAGCTACAAACAGTAAGGTATTCTTTCTGCTTATGCTATCCACTAGTGTGACTAGTGCTAAGTATGCTACTTGCTCTGCATCCATGTCCTTTAAATTTTTCCAAGCAATATCTCGTGAGGTATTAGTAGGGTTGTTAATGAACTGTACTACTGAACCTGCTACTGCATGTACTAGTCTGGATACTATTGCTCTTCCATGTGGTGTATGTGATTCCTTTCCTTTGTCTACTGCCACATCTTTTATCTTTCTAAAACGGTGTATGCCACCTGTCATCATGTCAGTCTCTAACTGAAGCTGTTCCTCAATTAGTCTCTGTTCTGTTTCTAAAGTTACATCCAAGATAGACCCCCTTTGACATTAGTTTAACTATA